TCTGATCAACTGACAGACTTTTCCAATTCAAACTGATAGGATCCACATCGAAATTAGTGGTTTGATAATCGTCACGCTTCCATACATTCTCTTTCTCGTTCTTGCTAAAGTGATCATCCGGTACTGACATCTTACCTCCCTGAACACTCCAGTTGCATATGCGCTTATAGGCCATCCATGATACAGATAATACACCCACACCAAGGATCACCTTACGCCACTTCTTAGAGGTATAGACTCGCTCGCTAATTACTCCCAGAAAATGGAAAAACTGCCGAGCCATCATTCTAGGTGGAACATAATTCTCTATCATACGACGGACAATAGCACGCACAACCCAGTAAGACACTAACCAATCTGATAATCTTCTCACAAAACCAAAACGAATGTACGCTCCTAAAAACATGTTAACAGCACGACACACAAATCGCTCCTGAAAACCATCCGCTGACACACGCTGTCGCGAAATGACCTCATTCAGAATATCTGCATACTCAACATTAGACGCTTGAACCTTCACAGGTTCTACAATACGCTCAACAACAATTGCCGGAACAGCATATGATCGCAATTCTTCACCATTCTTCAACACCTGAACGATACACATGTAAGAGTCTCTTACAAACGTATACTGTCGGTTTTCAATTAGTGATCCCTCAACGAAACGCTCGTAAAAATCTTCACCAAACTTCACTCCATTAGGTAAAACAACCTCATTGCGAGCTTCTACCTTCAGCCCTGATGTATCAGGACATGGGGAAAAGTAAAGGAAAACATTGAGAGCAGAGTTGAGAACATAACAAGCTATCTTCTCAACATAACTATCAGACGCAGTACGTTGACGCAAGATCATTTCATTCAAAACATCTGCATACTCACTCACTGCAGGATTCTCTGGAACAATTACTTTCTCAACCACTGTAACAGGAGCAGCATACGAACGTAAAACTACATTGTTACGCATAGTGTCAGCATAACACATATAGGCTCCATTGACGAAAGAATAATGACGACATTCAGTAAGTGAACCTTCCACGTATCTCTCGTAGAAATCCTCACCAAACGTCACATTTCTTGGCAACATAACCTCACCTCTAGCTTCAACTTCAAGACCTCTGGTGCATTCACACTTACCAGCAGTCTTGTTACAAATCTGACACAGATCAAAAGTCGACATGATAATATCATCATTCATGGCCTTACCCTGAATACGATCAAAATCTTTGCAAACTGGACCAAACCAATCAAGAAAATCTTGAGTATTGCTGAACTTCTTCACACTTTCAAACTGAGCCATATCGCGTTCCCCGGCTTTACCGCCGGGCACCACTTTATCGACACTAATAGTCCAAAAATCTGGCCAATCATCATCTAACGATGTCATTCGCATAGGATCAATCATACTTTCAGCATCCGATCGAGCGAACTCCGGTCGGGGTTCCACCGTGATCACCCACGGTAGACGACGTTGAACTGCCAATGGACAAAAGAAATAAGCTGAAGCATTAAGATGCTTAGCATTACTGGATGCTAAAACACATCGTGCACGAACAGGAGTCTTACCCTTATCAGCCAAATCGGCCTGATTAGGAACCAAAGGAACATTGTTCACAATAGCAATGAGTTCTGTCAATGACAAATCCTCAGTTGCTTTTGCTGGGTTCAAAAAACCAATATCATCCATCTGAATACACCATACCTGAGATGAAAAACCTGACCAATAAGCATCGGCCGGGTTACGCACATATCGGTAATCAGAGGTAGTGGGAAGACCCATCAATTTTCCGTAATAGTAAAACAACATCTTCTGAAACATTGATTTAGCTACACTAGATTGACCATGAATCAAAACCGCAAAAGGAGCACGACGCTCTTCTTGAGCTGATTTCTTGGTAAGAACAGAAGCTTCAATCAACAAAATTTCATGAAGCATCACACGTGCAGCCTTCAACTCATGTTTCAAGTCTCGTGACGCGAATTTGACAATACTCTGTCCTTCTTCAATGCACTCCTTCATAGTGGCAATAAACTGGAAGTAATCAGTTCCCTGAGCTTCAAGATTACCTAGACTATAAGCTTTGCGTTTGATATCAAGACACTTATCATACCACGCTGCATAAGTTTTTGGACCGTGTAAAAACACTGACCACTCACCAGTACGAGCGAACATGAGAGCTCGCTGTAAAGTAAATGAACAAGTGTCAAGAACACTATAGAGAAAATCAGCATGATTAATAGTACTACCCAAATCCTCAGATTTCC